GTTATATTATGGATTTAGACGTAATCAAGCAGCGACTAGAGGCCCTGCAAAAACCTGCCTCTAACAACAACTCAAACAATGGTAAATCATTGTTCTGGAAACCTACCATTGGTAAGGAATCTATTCGAATCATGCCTTCGAAGTTTAACAAAACCACTCCATTTAGTGAATTGTATTTCCACTATGGTATTGGTAAACCTGTAATGATCTCTCCCATTAACTGGGGTGAAAAAGATCCATTGGTTGAATTTGCTAAAAAACTTCGTCAAACTGACAATCCTGAGAACTGGAAATTGGCTAAGAAACTCGAACCAAAAGTTCGTTATTTCGCTCCTGTTATCGTTCGTGGTATGGAAGATGAAGGTGTTAAAATCTGGCAGTTCGGTAAAGAATTGTATTCTACATTCCTTCAGTTGGCTATGGATGAAGAAGTTGGTGATTACACTGACGTAAACCAAGGTCGTGATATTAAATTGACGACTGAAGGTCCTGAAATGACAGGAACTAAGTATAACCGCACTACAGCAGGTCCTTCTATGAAAGTTACCCCTGCCTCTGAAGATGCTTCTCAAATTGAGTTGTGGTTGGAAAATCAGGTTAATCCTAGTGAAGTATTTAAGAAAGTTTCTTACGAAGAAATGAAAGAAGCTCTTGAATCTTGGTTGACTCCTGAAGATGCTGCTCAAGAAGGTGACATTATTGATGATGAAAAAGAAGTTGAGGAAGCTCCAAAAACTAACTATTCACTTAATACTTCTACTCAAAACGTAAAAGCAACTAAACTTGATAAGTTTGATAGCTTGTTTGATGGTGAAGATGATGACTTGCCCTTCTAATTATGGCAAGAAAAGCAAGTAAATCTTTAACCGCAGCTGTATCAGCTGAAATTAAAAGTAATTTCGATCTAGGGAATTTTAAAAATAAAAAGGGTCTAACCGGCTCTGTTAAATTTAAACCCCAACAATGGATCCCGCTTTCACCTGCTTTCCAATCAGTAACATCTGTGCCTGGCATTCCAGCCGGTCACATTTGTTTGCTGAGAGGTCACTCGGATACAGGTAAAACAACAGCACTTATTGAAGCAGCTGTTGCTTGTCAAAAGGCAGGTGTTCTACCTGTATTCATCGTAACTGAGATGAAATGGAATTGGGAGCACGCTACTCAAATGGGTCTTCAAATTGAGGAAGTTTGGGACGAAGAAACTGGTGAATTGATTGATTATAAAGGTTTCTTTATCTATGCTGACCGTGAAACTATCCACACAATTGAAGACGTAGCAGCATTTATCCTTGATTTGCTCGATGAGCAGAAAAAAGGTAATTTGCCTTACGATTTATGTTTCTTCTGGGACTCAATCGGTTCTGTACCTTGTGAAATGTCTGTTAAATCTAACAAGAACAATAACGAGTGGAATGCTGGAGCAATGTCAACCCAATTTGGTAACAGTGTAAATCAGTTGATTACATTGTCTCGTAAAGAATCTTCTAAATACACCAATACATTGGTTTGTGTTAATAAGGTTTGGACTGCTAAGCCTGAAATGCCTATGGGTCAACCTAAGTTGATGAATAAAGGTGGTTTCGCAATGTGGTTTGACGCAACATTTGTAATTACGTTTGGTAATATTGCTAACGCTGGGACCTCTAAAATCAAAGCGATTAAAGATGGTAAACAAGTAGAATTTGCTAAACGCACCAACCTTCAGATTGATAAAAATCACATCAACGGTATTACTACTCGAGGAAAAATTATTATGACTCCTCATGGTTTTATTGAATATACTGATAAGGATTTGAAAGGATATAAAGACGCTCACGCAGAAGAATGGAAGGCTATTTTAGGTGGAGGTAACTTTGATATTATTGAAGAAACCGATTCCGTAGATATAACTTCTACTTACGAGCAAGAACCAGAATAAAATTATGGCACATAAAGATTTATTAGAGCTCCTCAACAATATGGATGAGGTTAATGACACCGTTTCCTCCCCACATGATAGAGTTCTACTCATTGACGGTCTAAATCTATTTTTTAGGAACTTCGCAATGCTCAATATTGTAAATGAGCATGGTGTTCACGTAGGTGGATTGGGTGGATTTGTCCGTTCGTTGGGGACTCTAATAAATGCCATTGAGCCAACATCAATGTATGTGATTTTTGATGGAGAAAATTCTTCTATGAATCGTAAAAATGTCCTTTCAGAATACAAGGCTGGCCGTCACCAATCTCGTATTACTAACTGGGAGATTTTTGATGATGTTGGAGACGAACACGATGCTAAAGTAGACCAAATTGTAAGACTCATTGATTATCTCAAGTGTCTTCCGATTAAAACCATAGCACTCGATAAGGTAGAGGCCGACGATATTATCGCGCATTTAGCGACGACTATCACAAATAACAATGACAACTCACGTGCGTTTATTGTATCAAGCGATAAGGATTTTATTCAATTAACTAGTCCTAAAATCTGTGTGTATCGTCCTATTGAAAAGGATTATTACACACCTGATACTGTAAGAGAAAAATTTGGTGTATTACCTGAAAACTTTATTTTATATAAGGTGCTAATGGGTGACGCATCAGATAAAGTTCCGGGAATTAAAGGTTTAGGTATTAAAAAACTACACAAATTATTTCCTGAACTAAATGAGCGAGTTCTTACCTTAGATGATATTTTAGAGATTAGTGCTGGGAAATATAAAGAAAATGTCATATATTCACGGGTAGTATTTGAAGAAGATAACCTAAGAAAAAATTATCAAATTATGGATTTACATAACCCGATGATGGATAACTTAGAAAAGCAATACATAGAAGAGCAAATTGAAGAAAATTCTCCCGTGTTAAATGCTAAAATGTTCCTTAAATTCTACCAAGAAGATGGTTTACGCCATTTAATCAAAAACCCAGAGTTCTGGGTTAATAATCAGTTTCGAACATTAAATAGTTTTGTAGATGACTCTAAGTGAATTAAATAAATACGGCCCCGCATTTCAAATAAAAGTGATTCACTCACTTCTTGAGCGTAAAGAGTTTCTAACAAACATCCACGATATCCTAGAATCAGGATATTTTGACAACCAAGCACATAAATGGATTATTGATAATATTTTAAAGTATTATGATAATTACCATACAACTCCCACTCCTGAAGTTTTAAAATCTGAATACGAAAAAGTTACTAATGATGTATTAAAAGTCTCCATTAGAGAACAACTCCGTGAAGCATATAAAATTACATCTTCAGATTCAGAATATATTGAATCCGAATTCTCAGCGTTTTGTAAAAACCAACAACTTAAAAAAGCACTACTTAATAGCGTGGATTTACTTAAGGCTGAGGATTACGATTCAATTCGTGGTTTGATCGATAATGCTTTAAAAGCAGGAATGGATAAAAATATTGGACATGAATACATTAAAGACATTGAAACTCGCTATAGACAAGAACATCGAAATACTGTTCCAACTCCTTGGACCGAATTTAACGACCTACTTCAAGGTGGCCTCGGAAACGGAGATTTTGGTCTTATATTTGGTGGTCCTGGAGGTGGCAAATCTTGGAGCTTAGTAGCACTAGCAGG